TGCTGTATGCCTTGATAAGAGACGAGATGCGAGTTTCGACACCCGACTTGTTCAAGGTGGTCTTTGATTCGTCGTAGTAGACGGTCACCGCTGGATTGATGTAAAGAATGTCGGGATCGACAACCTCAGGCGTGATGGTCACAAGGTTTCTCTGCCCCAAAATGGTTCGCTCAATTGCTTGCTTCTCGGTACTGGAAAGGCGTGTTCCTACTTTTGGCTTGATGCTGATGAACACCTTTCCGTACTGAGGCGGATCATTCTCTTCTCCACCCCAAATGAAGAACGAGTCTGCTCGGCTTGCGTACTCGCGCCCAAGGATTGCCTTGTAGTCATCTGCCGTTACCGCACGGTCTTGCGCTTGATAGTTTCTCGGGGCGTAATAGCGGATCGACTCAATGTCCTCGCTGTCTTCTCCTCCGAAAGAAACCTGAACCTTGTCATCATCGTCCGTCTTGATTCGGACTTCATCGACGCGGCTATCGTTAGAGGTAATTGCCCTCTTCACGCTAGTCTCGTCGTATCCAATCCCATTCCCAGCCGAACCATTCGTAACCAAGTAGCGAAGTGTAACGACATTTCCGTTTTCGATTGCCTTGCCGATCACACCATCACCAAAATAGACTTCCCAAAACCCATCGCGGCTCTCCTGAATGAAGAACACATTCGATGAGGAGTCCAACTTGTTGATGTCAATTGCCCTCTTCCAAAGTTGTGCAGAACCCGTGGTATCTGTTTGGGATCGTTGTACCAATACCACCAAGGTATCGATATCGACATTCAGATCGGGGATCGCAAACTTCGCTTCCGACCCCCCCTGCGTGTTGGCGACATACGCAACTTGCTTGAGATAGCCCTGATACAGGGTGACATCCTGAACAATGTTTTCCCCACCACGACGAACTGCTTTGTAGGTCTCTAGGTTGACAAAATTGACTGCCTTCCCATCGACATCCTTGCCACGAAACACGGTTCCCTGCTCCACAAACTCTCTGCCCTGAATGACTCTTTGGGTGAAGGGGGAAGTAACATCGTCCGTGCCCATCGAAATATCAACCACCAATTGGGCTGCTTTCTTCGATCTTGGCGTGTAGTTGAGATGCTTCGCCAAGGACACAACAGAGGGTCGCATGACAGCCGAATCGATGAACGACTCGTTCGCTGCCATGTTTGCATAGAACGCCTGATAGTGCGTGTTGTATGCCAACAGATCCAAGACGATTGACAGCGCAGAGCCTTCAAAGTTGTAGTCCTTAAATTGCTCTTGACCCTGAAGATACGCCTTGAGGTTGTTCTTGATTTCGTCAAACTCAAGCGACTGAATTGGTGTATTGGAACTGTTGTTCATCTTAGCCTCTGTAGAGCGACTGTTGTAGAGAAGACTTTCTGCACATTCTTAATGGTGAAGTGAATCGTGATTCGGATCTCATTCCTATCTATTACATCAACCACATCAACGATGGCGTTGCTGACTCGCGGCTCGTACCGCTGAATTGTGTCTCCGATTCTTCTCTTAAGTTCGATTAGCATGATCGGATCAACCAGTTCAAACAGCAGATCCTGAATGCCTGAACTAATCTCGGGGTGAAATGGCTTCTCTCCACGGCGATACAGCAGAAGGTTGCGGAGTGACCGCTTGATGGCTTCCTCATCCTTACGCAAAGAGACATCACCCGACAGCGGATTGCGGTCAAAGTTGATGTCTAGGTCTATGGATGTGTTCTGTGCTTTTGCCATTGTTACCTTAGAGCCAGTTCAAGTTCTGTGTAATCTCGGGATTGTTCGAATGTTGAAGACAGTTCCTTTACTTCATCCATCGTGGGTAGTTTGTTTGCCTCAAACCATTCCAGTTCGATGAATCCAACATACAGGTCTTCTTTCATGATCGGAAGAATCGCATATGCAACGATGCCGTTTGACTTGTTGTACGAGCGGAAATAGCCTTCCCGCATCGACTCTGTCATGTGTAGTCTTGGATTGTTCTCCCGCATCGTCTCCACCAAATCCCAAAACATGGTGACAAGGATGTTCTGTAGATTGGCACCATCGTATGGAACTCCTCGCTCACATGATTCATGTGTGATTGAGAACTTCTTCATCGGTGTGCCATCTAGGAACTTACCTCCATTGTGAAAGTGACCGATTCGCGCCCTGCATGCATTTGCCTTTACACGAAGACCTGTGAGTGTTTCGTGAATGATCGTATGCTTTGCTTGGAAACTGGAACTTCTGCTTCCTCCAATAGAAGCCTCCTCCATTTCCCTCCGCTTCTCTACATGAAAGCGTCTCTTTGCATAGAACACTCCTGCAATAAGACCGCTTATGATTCCCGATGCGGCGATACCTACTTCAAACCAAGTCTGTAGCGATGTGAACATCTCCATCTCTCATCCCCCGCAGTAGACATTTTTGCTTCCCCGCGCACATGCGGATCCACAATGGACAGGATCAGCCACCCTAGCAGCGGGTCGGCTATTGATAAAGACGGAAGAGGATCCCTCTGCCGTTTTGCTAGTATGGCATGAATCGCCACAGCAATGCGTTGCCCAACCGTCACCCTTGCGATGCCAACCAAGACTATTCACGAATACATTCTTAGAACCCTCGACATTACGACGAGGGGGGAAGCATCCATGTCCTGAGCAGATATCGGTGTGTCTGTGAGCGGCTGGCATCTATTCTCCTTAGCAATTTGGAAAGTACCCCCGCTCCTTCATGGTGGCGAGATACTGTTTGTTCGTCACGGGATTTCCATCTATGAACATCTGATTCCTGATATTTAGGATGAACTCATCCCTGTCAGATGACCAATTGTTGCTCGTATCGATTACGAACTCACCATCGATGTATCTGCTCGTCAGAGAAGAATCAAATGCCCGTGCGATGAAGATGATTCCCTTTGGTATCGGGAATCCTGCCCTATACAGAGAAGCCGAACCACGAACCGCGTAGTTGTCCTCTGTGAACTTTCTCGGGCCCTGTTCTCCAAAATTGAAGTTGAATGTCTGTGCTGCCCGAACATCTCTAGGATCTTCGGGTATCCCCTGTGGATTGGTAAGTCCAAATTCCTCGGGAAAGATATCGTCCAAGTCATCGATCTTCCCGAACATGTATCCTGTGTCGATGTCTAGCGTCAGGCTAGGGGGAAACACACCGCTAACGATTGCAAACTTCAGATCGCCACCAGTTGTTGGCGGTGCGCCCACATAGGACACATAGGATGCTCTCAATTGGATCGTAGTTCTGCATCCGACATCAGGGTCTTGCGGTCGAATCACCTTCTGCTGTTCATAGATCGGGCGAGACGGGGAGGTCTCGTTGTATGACTTGTTCAGGATAGCGGGACTCAACCATTGGATATCTCCCGTAACGGAGGAAAGCGACTCGTCCTGTTCAACGATGTTCAGTTCTCCAAATCCTGCGGGATAGTAGTATTCGATAGGCTGTGCGCCCGTCATACTAGCCATCAGAACTCTCCTAGGTCGATTTCATCATCCAAACTCTTGACTGTCACATCGGGAGATTCAATTACGATGTTTGGATTAGTACCGTATGGAACGGGTTCTGCAATGAAAGCATCCACGGGTTCTTCCGCAGGCTGTGACAATGCAGATCCAAGTTGTGGCTGCGACTGTGGTGTTGGTATCGCTTCGGGTTTGCCGCAGGATATGGTTGGGATGTTGCTCTGAATCGCTGCGCCGATATCTGCAATAGTGTCGTTGATCTTGCCAACAACACCCACAATAGCCTCGGATGCGATCTGTAGTGTTGGGAGGGTGATTCCGTTGATTCCCGCCATGATGTCGTTCAGCGATGGCAAGCCACCAATGCTTGCATTCGGGATGTCCAAATCCAAAGACGGCACCTTCCCCAAGAATCCGCAAATGTCGATATCGGGAACTTGGGACATGTCTCCTCTCTCGGTAGTCAGTTCGTTGATCGACTTCTTCGATTCGTTGAAATCAGTCGCCACGGGGACATTCACCATCCCACGGATACTCACCGCCTCGCTTGTCTTCACCGATGACTTCTGTGCTGCGTCCAATGCTGCGTAGGTCTTCAGTTGATTCTGCTGATCGAATTGATAGGTTTCGATGTCTTCCGAAGAATACACAGAACCCTGCGTACTCCTAGATGGAGTTGCGCTTGCGATTGGAATAGACAAGTTTGGTCTTGAAAAAGACATTAGTCCTTATTCCTCACTTGCAAATCGGATGGGCTGAGTTTTTCGATTAGTCCATTGACCAATCCACGCAACTTGTCCATGAGAGTTTGTACATTTGACGAGTTCTCACCCTCGGGATTCAAGTCGATTCTCGGAGCCATGATGACCATGTTTCCTTCGCTAGAGAGCGTATAGGTTCCCTTGACCTTCTGAAGGAAGTTGCCGCCGACATCTACCGTCATGTTTCCTCGGGCGTACATCTTCGTGTCTCCCTGAACCTCAATCTCCAAGTCCTTGCCCATCATGATCTTCATCGTCTTGTCCGCATTGAACGAGCAGTTTCCCTTTACAAGAATCATCTTGTCATTCAGGGTGATGTCCCATGCGTTTCCGACAACCTTGTGTACCTCGCTGCCTCTCGGGTGAATCTCCGTAAAGGTGCCTGAGCAATGGTACCAATGCATTCTCTCTGCCCCTGGGGTATCGTCATACTCGACAATGTGTCCCGCCTGAGACTCATAGACATTGTTGAAGGGATACTGGGCTGCATATGGTGTCTCGGGTTCTGCCCAAAATCCATAGAGTGCCGACACGCAGAATTCGATGCTGTCTTTCTTCTTTTTGACAATCGTGTTCTCAATCTGCTCGTTTCTTGCCAACCTGTTCGTGTCTGCTTCTCCCATTCGTGAGATAAGCGGATACATCCCCTGCGGATCAGCAAACCCGCGACCTGTATCGATGGTCGGATTCTTGGGCAACTGATACGACTTGAGTCCGACATCGTTCTTTGCCTCGTCCAACGACGAGATGATCTCTGCCTTCTTGCTTTCGATCTGATTGATGTAGATCTGCTTGACATCCTCGGGATCCACAAACGGCAGATTTGGCAGATTCGACAGTTCGTTTGGAACTGGAATGTTTACGGTGTTGATCCCGCCGATTGTGCCAAACACAACTGGCTCTTGCGAATTCATTCCATCTCGGAAGAACCCCACCACCCATGTTCCTTGAAGCAGACCCGTAGGAGACCACCCTTTGCCCGAAACGCTTGCGCTCGTCACGGGCATGATCACATGCGCCCAAGGAAGATTGTCGGTGGGAATCTGAGTCTTGTCATCCGTGTGCCACCCAAGTACGCGCACACGGACGCGACCCAACTTGAGTGGATCGTAGATGTCTTCCACGACACCTTGCCACCACACGAAGCCGTTCTTGCCCATGTAGTCCGCTCTCATTGGTTCTTGGTTGCTGCTCATGATGTCTCCAAATTCAACTCTGCCTTCTTGTAGTCGGCAATCGGTTCTGCGAACGAATCACGCGACAATGTCATCGTCATAGTATGTTCACGATCTGTTACGAGATGCTTTACGGTGGTGACCAAGTAGCGACCCTTGAGGTAGTCATCTTCGTAGTTGTCTTGATTCTTCGTTGCTTCCTTTGCAATCGTCCTGAAGTTGATCACCTGACCCGCCTTGACATTCGTATCGCCGTAACAGGAAACTATGAGATTGATCGAATTCAGTTGGTTGAGTAGAGACTGCCTGAGCAATACCGTTTCATCGGGATCGTGAACCTGTGCAAGTCCCGCCATCGAATAAGATGACTTTGGATAGAATCGAATGTGCGATTCCACGGAGTCTGTGTAATCGATCTTCTGCATCGGAATGAGAGGGTTCTTCTCAAGATGTGCAGCATCATTCATAAACGACTTGTCATACTTGAACTGCGAGGTAGACCATGTCTTGGTTGTCATGTCATGGGTCATGATCGCTGACGCAAGCATTCCCAAGTTCTGTTGCTTGATCTTGTCCGTCATGTCTTCCACGACCAACGAGTGAATGTTGCGAAGTTCAGACTCAAGCATTCTTGCCCCATCGTCGCTACGGAACCCATCGGGATAGTTTGTGTATGTAAACGCGGCATCGGCTGTCTTTAGACCCGACAGGGGGACGAAATGGTGCCCGTCTGAGTTTTGAAACAGCACATAATCACACATGGAGGTGTCGGCTCTCGCTCTAGCCCTATGTGCAAGCCAATTGATTGCATACAGGGGCGACCAATAGGGAATCACATACGAGCGATTGTCGAAGGTCTCTGTAACCGTCTTGAGATGGATCTTGTCATCATCGAAGGCTTCCCGTGCAAGCCCGATTGCGCCGCCTACGATAGCCCCAGCCACGCTCCCTGCAATCGGGATGGGGATCATACTGCCAACCAAGCCCCCTGCTGCCGCGCCTCCTGCGAGGGCTGAAATGAGACCGTTGTTTTCGCCGTTATCGACCGCCAAAAACTCGTCAAAGATGTTCTCCACCATCTTGGACACGGGCATGTTTCGATATGATTTCGAAACCTTTGTTTGCATGCTTTTGATCGCCTGTTGAGCGACAAACTCAATGCGAACCATCTGTGTTGATTCCTGTGCAGTCTCGGTCAGCACCGAAATTTTGTATGTTCGAAACACCATCTTCACGGGCTGACTGCCGCCCATGGGCGTTCGATAGATGATTGTCAGAGTCTCGGCACCGATGATCGGAAAGTTCTTTACGAGGTTCATCGAATCGATCAGCGTGATGCTTCCCGACATGCAGTTGCTGAAGATGTCCTCGTATACAATGAAGTTCTGAAAGATGCCCTTCAGGCTCATCGTAAAGCCAGTATACGACTTGAGGGTGATCTCATCGATCACCACATCGCCTGGTTTCACCATCGTGTCGCTACTGACCTCTGTCACGATTCACCTCATGTATTGATTTGGAATAGCCGCCTGAAATCTCTCAGGATTGGGTCGATGTACTCGGGACGCATCAACTTGATGTTGCGCTTGTCATCGTTGACCTTCGACTCATGAACTATGTTCGTCACCGCCGTGGCGTAACCAAGATCATCATCGTTACCGTCGATGCCCAATGGAATCAACTCCGTATTTCCAACAACGAATCTGTCGATCATTGCCGATGGACTCTCGCTTCTTTCACTATCAACCAATGTAACTGGCTTGTACAGGGGAGATATGACTTCACCATCCTCTGATTCAAAGTGATGAAGTGCATACACGCTGCTGTCAACTACGCGGAAGACCTGTGCGGCGATTTCCCTGCCCGTTCTATTGACCGTGAACAGATCGTATGCAATGTCCTGTGGACGGGCGATTGCCTGACCACCAAGCCGAACAAGTTCTTCCTGAATGCGGAAAGTTCCTACTGTGTTTTCGATTTCGATCTTGTACAGAGTTGGATCCCAAGACTTGACTGTGCCTCTTCCGACCTCGTTCCCAAGTCTATCCTTCTGCACGACCAAATCGCCAACCTCATAGTGCGGGAGACGGCGGTCAAACGGCACGATTCTTCCGTCTTCCTGTCTGCCGCTCTTGTAATCCCAAAGCAGCGGGGGATAGATGAACAGACTCTTTCCTGTGTATGTTTTCTCCATCTGTGATTCGAACTCATTGACGCTCAGGGGCCAACTGAAGTATGGATCCAAGATCTCATTGAACATAAGAACGAGCCAATGGTAGTCCGACCGACCGTAGATTCTGTGGGCAATCGTCTCGGGTCTCTCCTCGTCCTTGATCGTGTAATCCAAGGCAGTAGATTGCGTTTCCTTGATGATGTCAAGGATCTTCGCCCGTGTGAGGATGTTCTTGGCGAGAACAAGATTTCCCGCGTCATCCCGATAGCCAACATTAGGTAGAAAGTTGAAATAGCCCATGGATTATCTCAGGGTGAGGGGATGTTCCCCAACTCCCAACCAAAGCGGTCGCGGGTGAGGATTTCAAGTTCGCTGAACGATAGTTCCATAGTGATCTTGGTAGGTGCGGAGCCATACCCATCGTTTTGGAATGTGGTGAATGTGGTCTCTTCACCGTACTTGACCTTGACTCCCTTGAGGGCACACTTCAGGATGCGTGGAAGGTATGCATTCTCGCGTCCATCGGCGGTAAGGAATCTGATTTGGAACTCTGCGGGGTAGTCCAAGAATCTTCCCGAACCTTCCGACCTCTTGGGGTGGGAGAAGAACTTCAGAAGACCGATGATCTCATGGCAAGTCTCCACTTCTTCTCTGTTGCGCGGCAAGAAGGTATATGCAAAGTTGAATTCTCTGCGCTTGACTTCCTTGAACAGGTGGAGTTGCATTGGGTTGACTACCTGACGCTGCTGTGCGGATGCAAACTTGGCAAAGGTTCCCGCCTCTGCCCCGACCAGTTCGCCCAACGAATCAAGCACCTTCAGGTTTGCCATGCCGATCTTCTTGCCGATGTCTCTCGCGGCTGCGGGATCATCGGTCTGTCCAATCGCCTTGGGCAACTTCAGGGCATCCAATCCTGCCATACTTGCGTCTTCGTAATCCATGGCATATCCAACTTCCAAGCCAGTTGGCATGTACAGATAGATTCGCTGAAGGATCGGTGCCGTGCCCCCCGCGATGCCAGTTTGCTCCTCTGTATAAGAGTCACGCCCCAATCCCTGACCTTTCAGATTGCCATCCGCGAATACCTGTTTTGCCGTATCCAAGATTACACCGCCACCCGAAACGACCGCGCTCAGGGTGTTTGCAACCATGCCAACGACATCCGTCTTCTGTTCAGCGGAAGCATCTTGCTCTGCGGCATTTTGTGCCGTTCGCATCTTGTCAATCAGACTTTCGCCAAACCGCGCAAATGCCTCTCTCTTGGTTGACAGGTATTGGGGATTATTGTCCCATATCTCAATGCACATGATGCTTTGGTGGGAGGGATCGGTCAGCAAGTCATATGGATACTTGTAGTATCCCGCAGGACGAGACGCTTGCGATCTATTGACATTCCCCCAACCATCGTTGAACACCTTATCTTCGAACGCGGTGGATTTGCGCCGAAGGATGCCGTCAATGGCTCGGATTTCCCCGTATGTCTTGATGCTGCTGAATTCTGCCATATGGTGTATTTAGATGACATCTCATAAATAGCAGATACGGGAGACACCGCTATCGCTACTGGAAGTTCATACAAGGGAAAGTACACCCCGAAGCGTCCGCAGAAGTACAAAGGCGATCCCAACATGTGCTTCTATCGCTCATCTTGGGAAAGGCGATTCATGACTTTCTGCGACGAGAACGACTCCGTGATCGAATGGTCTTCGGAAGAGGTTGTCATTCCCTACATTTCCCCCATCGACGGTAGGCGGCACCGCTACTTCGTTGACTTTTGGGTGCGGCTGCGAAAGCCCGATGGGACAACCGAAGAATGCCTGATAGAAGTCAAGCCCAAGAAGCAGACACAGAAGCCCGAACAGCCAAAGTCAAAGCGGATCTCCAAATCCAAATTGTTTGAGATACGAAATTGGATGGTGAACTCGGCAAAGTGGGCAGCAGCAGAGGACTACTGCGAGGATCGTGGATGGAAGTTTCGACTCCTAACTGAAGAGAACATCTTCGGAAAGACAGCCAAATGACAAAGCAACAGGTAACAAAGGTAGTAAACCAGTTCGCTCGTACCACAAATCTGAACCTAGGTGACGAACGCGCCACTCGTTGGTTGGCGACGAACCTTTCCAAGATCAAGACCACGATGCGACAGGATCACTACATCAACCAAAGCAGGACTTTGGTGAGAAAGCAGATGACACCTGGTACGATGCTCTTCTTTGGATACATGCCGAAGACCAAGGACGAACTCATGTTTTGGGACGAGTTCCCCGTCACCATTGTCCTCCATCCACAAAAGGGAGGATTCCTAGGACTCAATCTCCACTATCTGCCACCTTCGGCACGGGCAGACTTCCTGAACAAACTGCTCAAGTATGTCTCCGACCCAAACTGGATCAAGCACAACAACACCTCGGTTGAGTTTCGGGTGACCTACGGGCTGTTGAAGAACAATGCCAAACTAAAGGCATTCAAGCCCTGTATCAAGCGATACTACTACAATCACATCGTCTCAAAGGTAGCGTTCATCGATCCGATGCAATGGAAGATGGTTCCCTTCTTCCCTCTTGACAAGTTCAAGGGTGCAAGTCGCGCGGATGTGTGGGCGTTGGCGTAATAGATACCTTATAGAACCATGGATATCCAAGCAAACCTACAAGCAGCGAGGGCACGGGCGGCATACCAATCGTATGTCCAAAATCCCGATCCATCCTTCCAAGACTCCGTGTACGGGCGGGCGCGTGAGACGGGGTGGGCGGCGGGTAATCGTTGGCTTGTGATGGTCTTCCCGAATCAGGCGGTGCGTGATGGTATCGGTATGAACTTTGTTCCCGATGTCGCTCGGTTGGCTACCACATGCAAGTCGATCAACCTGAACGAGCAGACTTGGTACAGCACCGAACAGAACTACATCAACGCAGGCCCAAACCGCGTCTTCCCATACAAGAGAAACACCAACAACGCTTCGGGCATCAAAGTCCAATACAATGTCGGAACGGACATGTTTGAGAAGGAGTTCTTTGAGGCGTGGCTGCGCTACATTCAGAACCCATACACCCGCCAATGGCGTTTCTACGATGACTACGCCAAGGACAGTTTCATCTACCTGTTGCTTCTGCCCAACCATGTTCAGAACTTTGCACAGGCGATGGAGGCGATGTATCAAGGCAAGGTTGTCGGCTATAAGTTCACCGAAGTCTATCCGTTCTCCATGAACATGAACGGCGGCAACCTGAACTACAACAATGTGCAGGAGCCGCTGTTCTCCGACATCGGATTCATGTATCACGACATGATCCCGCTTCAGGAAGAGAACATCAGATACGACAACATCATTCCGACCGTCACCGATACGGGATATCCTGTCATCGAAAAGGATCGATACAAGGACATCCTCACGGCAAGCCAAGCGGGAATCGACAAGGCTGTCAACGGATTTGCCTTGGGAACGATTGCAGAACGCGCAGCATTCAATGCACAGCGTCAGCAGCAGCGCAGCGTGTTGCAGGCGTATGTCAAGCAACTAGAGGAATACAAGGTAAACGACCTACCGCGTGGCGTGGATGGAAGAGTGGTCTACTCTACCCCGCGACAAGGTGGACTCGACTTGGGTCTGACCCTCCTGTCACAGACTCAGGGCTTCTTCGGCGCAGGATTCTTTGGAAACGGATTCTATCCCTAACTCTTCATTATAGGAGATCGTCATGTCACTTGCAGGAATTATTGCTTCAACACCCAAGCATCACACAACTCTTCCCGTCAGCGGAAAGAAGATCGAATACCGACCCTTCATCGTCAAAGAGGAAAAGATCCTTCTCATGGCGGCAGAAAGCAAGGACGAGAAGACGATCAACGCGGCTATCCGCGAAGTCATCTCCGCTTGCACAAACGGTGCTGTTGATGTCTTCAAGTTGCCGTTGGTGGACATGGAATACCTGTTCCTGCAACTGCGTAGCCAATCTGTCGGTGAGACCGCAAAGCCGAATGTCAAGTGTTCGAAGTGCGAGTTGCCGAATGAGGTCGAAATCAACCTGAAGGAAATCCACCCCACGAACGATCCGAATCACAAGAAGATCATCCCCATCGTGGGCGACATCAGCGTGGTTATGAAGTATCCCACCGTCGATGACCTGAAGGACATCGATTCGCAAAGTGACATAGACAAGGCACTCACCCTGTTAGTGAAGTCTATCGACAAGGTCTATCAGGGTGAGAAGATCTTCAATGCATCCGAAATGGATCCAAAGGAAGTCCGTGGATTCATCGAAGAGATGACACAAGAACAGTTCAAGAAACTCTTCTCCTTCGTGGAAACGATGCCAAAGTTGGAGAAGCAAATTCAATTCAAGTGCAAGCATTGTGGTCATGAGAACAACTCAACTCTGAAGGGGATCACAAGTTTTTTCTCCTAGCCTCCACCCATGACAACTTGTTCAACATGCTCTCCGTGAACTTTGCGATGATGCAGAACTTCAACTATACGCTAGTTGATTTAGAGAGCATGATGCCATGGGAGCGGAGGGTCTACATCGATTTGTTGATGCAACACTTGAAGGAAGAGAAGGAGAGAATGGAGTCTTTGAAGAGCCAAAGACAGTAAAGGGCAGATAGATGGCAGAACCAACACAGGGCAATCCAACACCACCGAACAACCAAGATGGTATTGTGGCACCATCAGCCGATGCTAACAAGGCATTGGATCAGTTCTTTGCTGAGATGGAAGCCCTGAAGAAGTTGGTCGAAAAGTCCAACGACACTCTGGCCAAGAGAAAAGATCTTGAAGAAAAACTCTTGGATGTCTCTGTAAAACTTCATAAAGCAGACGAGCAGAAGAAAAAGGACTCGGATGCTCTATACAAAGCCCACAAGAAGTACATTGATGAGCAGGGCAACTGGGTAAAGGGTTCTGAGGCAATCCGCGAAAAGTATGAAAACGATCTACTCAAGATCAACGCGGGGTATGTCGCGGCAGTTGAAGAAATCAATGCCGTAACTTCTGCTTTGGAGGACAACAAGAAGGCAATGGATGACGAGAAGGATGCCCGAATGTCGGCTCTTTTCTCTCTTCGTGATTTCCGAGACACGGTGAAAGAAACCGATGCATCGATTGGTGCTGAGATGTCCAAGTCTTTGGGCGAGGCAACCAAGATGGTTGTAGCCACCAATGCTGCTATTGAGATCGAAGCAAAGAAGATTTCAAGTGAACTTCAAAGCAAGACAAACGCAGTATTTGGAGAAATGGCACAGTCACTCAAGGAGGCAAACCTGACCAAAGCCGCAGAAGAAGCGGCAAGTGCGTTGGAGGAAGCCGCAGAAAAGGCTAAAGAGGCTGCTGAAAAAGAAAAGAAGGCATCCGAAGAAGCAGCAAAGGCTGCTGCCGAAGAACTTGCTGAGAAGAAAAAACTCAGAGCGTCAATCAAAGAGTACGAAAGAACCCAAACTGCCGAAGACTTTGGAAAGAGTCTAGAGGCACAGGGCGGTCTTGTCGGTCTCGGGACAATCAAAGATCAGATCGATGAGATCGCTAAGGCCGAGGATGATCGATTCAAGGCATACAATCCCAATGCGACGAAAGAAGAGATTGCGACGAATCGTGAGAAATTCTTGATGACGCAGAAGGATGTCATTCTCAAGAGGATCGAAATCCAACAGCAAAAAGACTTGGAGAAGGTGCGCCAAGAGAGAATCAAGAAGATCATCGAAGAGAAGAAGGTATCTGAGGCGACCGCTGCAAAACTAGCAGACACAAAAGAAAACAGAGAAGCCGATGCAAAGATGATCGATGGTCAGGAAAAGGTCATTCAATCATTGCAGCGATTGGAAGGTCATGAGATCCGAATGATCGATAGGATGGATA